TCCACCTTTTATATTTTCCCAGGCATTTATAAAGAAATTTCTAAATCCTTCGTTTTTCTGCCAAAGTAAAGTTATTGCTGCAACCACAATACCTATTCCTGCTGCTATCCATGCTAAAGGACATGCCATAAATGCTACATTAAATAATGACTGTGCTACCGTAGCACCTTGATTAACTAGTTGATGCATTAACACTGCTGTTCTCAATGCATTAAATGCTTGAACAACTGTTGTTATTAGTCCCGCAACCTTAAATACTGCAAATCCTACTCCTATTCCTAACAAAACAGATTTAATAATTTCACCATTTTCAGATATCCATTTAAATCCATCAATTACCATTGGAAAAGCTGCATTTGCAAAATCTGTCACACCTGTAACTAATGTTGCAAAATTCTTAGCAATACCATCAAACACACCATCTAATGCACCATTTTTTATACTTGTAGTCATATCAGATACATTTTTTGTAACTGAATCAATTGCATCTCCAATTGGCTGTTTAAATTTATCATAAATAGCAATTCCAAGTCCTTCTAGACCTGACTGAAATATAGTAATTTTCCCTTTTACATTATTATTTAATGTTGCGGCCATATTCTCAGCTGCACCTGTTGAATCATCTATATATCCACTTAATTCATCAAATCTTTTTCCAGAATTAGCTAATAAGGCATTTGCACTCTTTAAATCAACCTTATTAAAAATAGTATTTAATACTTGTGTCTTTTCACCATCTGTCATTTTAGATAATTTCCCATCTAAATCTTGGAAAATTTCATTCATAGGTCTAAGTTTACCTGAAGCATCATATACATCTAAACCTAATTGCTTAATCGCTTTAGCAGACTTATCTGTTGGTGCTGTTAATGCTAATATAATATTTCTAAGTGCTGTTCCACCTTCAGAACCTTTTATACCATTATCTGCTAATATACCTAGTGCAGTATTCATCTCTGTTACTCCACCATTTAACACCTTAGCAGTTCCACCAACAGTTAATATAGCCTCACCTAATTGACTAACATTTGTATTGGACTTTTGAGAAGTTTTAGCCATTTTGTCTACAAAACTTTCTGTAGTTCCTGCTACATCTCCAAGTGCCGACATAGAATCAGTTACCATATCAGATGCCGAAGCTAAATCCATACCACCTGCTGCAGCAAGATTTAATACTGTAGGAAGTGTTTCAACCGATTTATCTACATCATAACCAGCAAGTGCAAGATAATTTAATGCTTCTGCTGCTTCAGATGCACTAAACTGTGTTTCTTCTCCACACTTCTTAGCTGCATCCTCTAATTTCCTAAAACTCTCATCACCATTCTGTATCTGTTCAACAGTAAATCCCATAGTTGCTGCAACTTGTGACATTGATGATTCAAAATCCATACCTACATGCAAAGCAGCCTTTGACACATCAATAATAGCATCCTTAATTTTCCTAAGTCCTGCTACTATCAGGTCTGCAGCTACACTACTTTTTAGCAAATCTCCAAAAGTAACAGCTTTTTGCCCTGACTCTTGCATTTCTTTACCTGTATCATCAAGTCCTGCTTCTACTTTTTTCAATGAAATATTTGCATCATCTAGTTCCTGTTCATACTGAATTAATCCTGCCTTACTTTCATTTAATTTAGTTGTAGATTTATCAATGGCTAAAGATTGACTAGTTATAGCTTGTTCATTCTTTTTCAATGCCTCTTGCTTTTTCTCTAGTTCCTCTTTAGCCAATTTAGTTGCTTCATTATTCTCTCCCAGTTCACTCTTATTCTTCTCATAAGCAGTAGATAGTTTTTCTACCTCTTCTTTAAGTTGAGCATTTTTTTCTGTTAATTTATCCATTCTCTCTTGTTGAGTAGTTAAGTGCTTTTCTTGGGATTCTATGGACTGTTTTTGTAACTTTATTTTTTCAGTTAACTCAACTATTTTTGCTTTATAAACTCCTGCTGAATCGCCTGCCAATTTTGCTTGTGTTGCGCTTAATTTATATTCACTGCTAACACGTTTCATTGACTCAACCATAGCTCTCATCTGTTGTTGGAAGCTAGATGTTTGAGCAGTGACTCTCATACTTGGGCTTGCCATTCAAATCATTCCTTTAAGCTTTTCTCCAACTCGATCGAAAAATGAATATAATCCAACAAGTCTACTGCATCCGAATCTAAACACTCCTTATAAGAATTACCTATATTCTTAATTGCAATATAAATAATATTATCTAGATTCTTAGCATAGTTATCCCAATAACTTACCTCTTCATCTTCTATATATCCATTTTCCATGTCATATTCATCAAAAGCACTCTTCTCAACTTCTACACCTTGTGTACCACCTAATAAATTACTTATTTTACGCATTTTACTATTCAAATGTGCATCAATAATATTTACTATTTCTTTGTATACAAAATATATTTCATGCACCTCTAGTACATCTAGATCTAAATCTTGAACAAATATCTTTATCATAATTGAATACAACATTAATAAATCGATTTCATCTTCCGTCACATCAATTTTTTGCATTATGTGAATATATTTTTTATATTGATATACGTTTATCTTGCCTATATTTATTAATTTCCCATTAATCTTCAGACCTAGTTCAAAGAATCCATTAATATCGAATTTTTTTTTGCTACATCAGTCTGTAAATTAACTTTATTCATTACTTCAGCATTTATTAATGAGAAATGGAACATTATCTCTGGAACATCCAAATCATCATTAATATCATCAACTGTAAATGCATTATCATAAACAAATACAATAACTTCTACCATATCATCCAAATCTTCTTCTGTAAAAATCATTTTATCTGGATCATCTTTCGTTATCTTCTGATATGTATCTCTAAACTTTGCATATTTCGTTCTACTTATTTTTTCACAAGTATATTCTTGTCCTTTTACTGTTATCTTCATTACCTAATCTCCTATTCTTTAAAGGGGACATACTCGTCCCCTTATACTCATCTACTAAGATGTTGCTTCGTTTCCTGCTTCTGGATTTGTAATCTCTTCAGGATACTCTTGCACTTCTCCAAACCAATTATCAATTGCTGCTTTTGCATCTGTATAATCTTCTAATAATTGGCTCTCATCAACTGTAATAGCATATAATCTCTTCTTCTCACCATTTACAATGTCCTCTTTGTTACGTTGATACATAGTAAATGTGATTTTTTCTGACTGTGGTGTTTTCTTATCCTTAATTGTTTCATAGCTCTTTTCTGGTCTAGAAGCAGTTCCACAGTAATACCAGTTAAACTCATATTTACCGTTAGCTTGTTTTGCTCTAAAACCTACAGCTATCTCTTTAGCCTTATCATCACCTGATTTTAATAAATATCCTTTATTATAAAGACAGTCAAATAATAAAGCCTGGTCTCCTGGAGCTAACCTATTAACCTCTACTTCAATTTCAACTTTTTCAAAACTATCTACAGTATCTTCTACTGCATCATCTGAATAGATATCCTCTTTAGAAAAATTTTCTTTTACTGTAGCTGTAACTGCTCTTGCTAATCTTACAGGAACATCTGCAGCATAATTATTACTATCATTTGTAGTAACTAATGCTATTGCTAAATCCTTTAAACCAACAATACGTTTTCTTGTAAGTGTTTGCTCATTCTCTTTTAATTGATTCATGATAAATACCTCTCAAAATTATTCTTCAACTTCAAACCTAACTCTTAATGCTATATGATACAATTTATTCTCTGCCTCATAATCATTGTTACCTGTTATGTATTCAAAGTTTGCTTTCTTTAGTAATGCTTTAACTTTCTTTCTAAGCTTTTCACAAGATTCCTTACTCCATATATCAACCTGCAGATAATATTCTGTATCTTCATTACTATCATCTGCAAAATTAATATCTGCATCATTTAAATATATGAATGTAATATGAGTTTCATTTAGATCTGCATCATACCAACCTTCAAAAGCTTTATAGTCAGTTATAGATAATATATTCCCAATATATTTTGTTAAATTAAAATCATCTTCTGCTTCACACTCTTTAATAATCTCTTCAACTTTAACAATTTCATCCGAAGTTAATTTTACTTTACTCATCCTAATACCTCACTCAAAGCTTTCTCATATTCTCTACTCATAATAGCTTGCATCTCATCTTGTGAATTCTTTGTTGCATCTCTTATAAAATGCTTTGCTGTTTGATGTGGTGGTTCTGTAGATGTTCCAAACTCTTGAAATTTCATATAGAAATGCTCTGACCTATCACTTCTATCCCATCCGACAACACCAGATATTCCATAATCTTTACTTTTAGTTACCTTTTTAGGAACATTATCTCCAGCGTGTCCACTTGGTCTAGCTCCTTTTCGTCCTGACTTTGAATTGTCAGATGAATAAGCTCTGCTTTTTATCAAGCTAACGGTCTCAGCATGTCCTATTTCAACAGCTTGTTTTATAACTTTTCTATTAATCTTTTCAAGACTTGCATCATCTACAAATTTCTCTAATTCCTTATATGTATTTTCAAATGTACTAAAATCCATTTTTATGAATTCCAACTAAACCACCTCTTTAGCTTTAATTGTCACTCTCTTATTTATTTTTATTCCATAGTCAACATGAATAATATTAAAATACCTGTCTTCCCAAACTATTCGATAATTCTTGGTATTGAGATTTTTTATCTTCTTACAATACCTAGTCTCAAAATTAAGAACATTCTCCAATTTTGCAGATAAAGCTTGATAAAGTTCCTTGCCGTATAATGACTTAACATCAACCCATGGTCTATAGTATTCTTGCCATTCTTCCTTTCTTACTCCATCAACTATTACATCTGCTTTCTTCTCTATCACTATATACATACTAATCACCTATGTTAGATAGCACATCTAATATACTAGATGTTATCCTATCATTCTTAAGTTCTTTTTCTGTTACACTACCTCGATTATCATACATATCATTAAGTAACTTTTTCATGAGAAGGTCAGCTAAATTCTGACCTTTCTCATAATCTTTATCACTACTGTAATTCTCACGTTCTTTATAGGCGGTTCCAACAAGTCTATCAATTAAAGCTTCTGCAGATACGATTAAGTTTTCTATTAACTCATCATCATCATCAAACTCAATATGTAAATGTTTCTTTACATCTTTTAATTCAATTGACATACGCTATCACACCTTATGCTTTAGGAATTAATACCTTCTTAACGTATCTATCATCTAATTTCTCAACATCAAATCTTTCTTGTACCTTCAATGCTGTTTCATCAGATTCAAAGAATACTGATTTATCTGTAGATACTGTATATCCTTTTCTCTCAAAGAACTTAGCCAATGCATATAAGTTAACTACATAGAATACATAATGTCCTTCTGGTGATACTACCTCTTCATTTGAAAGAGTTTCCAATACTTTCTTCTCATAGTAATCTACTCCATTAACATTCTTAACTAACTCAAGATTTCTACCTTGTTTATCTTCTTGAGACATAAGATATACATATCCTTCTAAGTTAGTTATTGTAATTGTCTTTGCTCTTAATGCTGGTAATGTTCCATCAATTGCAGCCTTAATGTCTTTATGGCTTGTACCTGGTACTTCTGTAGCATTTTCAGTTACTATAGTCATTATTTCTTCATTTTCAGTATTAACTGATGCTTCTGCAAAATCTGGTTTAATTACTTCATTAATTATGTCTATTGCTTCATCTTCTTGTAGATCATTTGCAATAGGAACTAATGAACCATAGTTTTCAATATCATATGGAACATCTTCTGTATTAGCTACTTCTCCAGTTAACTTAGTACCTGATTTATACTTAGTTAACTTCTTTCCACCTATTCTAGCAAATGGCATTTTACCATGGTTAGAACGAGCCTTAACAACATGACAATGCTTTTTAAGTGAAGGGAAACCTTCTCTTAATATTTGCATTTCATTAACAAACTCTTCTGGAAGAACAGCTGCATTGTTATCAATACTAACTGCTGCTCTTTCTTCATCTGTTAAAGATTCTTTTCCTTTAAGAGCAAATTTAACTGCTGCTCTCATTTCATTTACAACATCTGCTCTACTTCTGCCTTCCTTTTGACCTTCTAAACTTCCTTTGTCAAACTCTGCTTCAGCTTCAGCAACAGCTAATAATTGAGTAAGCTTTCTTTTCTCGTTTAAAGCTTCTTCAGCTTTATCAGCATCTCTGTTTTCAATATACTTGTTTATCTCTTGTGTTTTTTCGCTAATTAGACTTCTTAATTCTTGTACTGTCATCTCTAAGCACTCCTATTCTCTAGTTGAATATCTATCAACCTAGACTCTTCTTTTATTTTTTGTATTCTTAATTCATCTTTAGTTGATTCTATATAATCCTTGTAACTTCTACAGCTTATATCTGAAGAACCATAAGCTGGAAAAGTACATGGACTAACTTCATATAAATCAGCCTTTATAATACTTCTCTTGTATATAGACTTTCCTTCATATTCCACTTTGCTCCATTTGTCTTCTTTCGCTCTGAATCCGAAAGAGCTTCCATCTACATCGCCTCTACTAACACTTTCATATGCATCTGTTCCCCATGTATTGTTTGGCAAATCATCCTCATATTCTAATCCTTCTGTATTATTTGAATTAAATCTCAAAGAATCATTCTTAGTAGAGCCTAATGGTTTAGCCATATCATGATTCCACAGACACTTTATTTCTGAACCTGCAGATTTACAATTAGCAATACTTTCATCAAAAGCACCTACTGCAAATTCTTCTAACCATTCATCTCCCCATCTATCTCTAATCAATGTAGGAGCATTATATTTTAGTGCATAACCACCTATTTTTCTTGATTCGTTATTATCTGCAGAACCTTCTCTTATCTCTATTGTATTGGGAAAATTTCTTCTCTCTAACGCATCATTCTTTTTTTCTTGTGACACCTTACTCACCTTCTTTCATAACGTTTTTTCCTAAATCTTTCATCTTTAGAACACCAGCATTTACAATTAAGTCATCTCCACCCTCTTTTTTATTCTTTCTAAGCATACGTCTTCCTTCATTTGGTGAATATACACCATTTGAAACATAGCCTGTTATAATTTTCATTTGTGTCTCTGGTGAAGACCTAAGTATTACATTAGTATTGAATTTAAACTGATATCCTTTTCTACGTTTTTCTTTGGTAAGTAATCCATATGTTACTTCCTGTTCTATGGATTCATATAGAATTAATAATGTATCTACTAAGAAACTAACTTGTTGTTGCTCTAACGAATTATTATTAGTATCTTTTAGATCATTTAATTGGTGCATTTTTATTCCAAATAATGCAGCTATTTGAGATATGTTCATTCTTCTAATTTGTTCAAACTGTGCATCTGATAAGGATAGATTAAGTGACGATACATTAAATCCTGCAGGTACAGTAAATATTCTCTTTGATTTAGAGTAAATCCTATTGAACTTTTCTTGTATTTTTTTAATACCTTTTTCTTCCTTTATATCCGATGTAAGCTGAACTACAACTTTATTAGTTAAACCTGAATCAAACAATGTGTTCAAGTAATTCTGTGATTTAATATTAGTATCAATTGCTGACTTTGCTAAATCTCTAATAGAATGTGTATTAATACCATCCAAGCTAAAACCTTTAAATATTAATAATTCTTCATACAATGCTGTTTGAACCATAGATGTGCCTGCTACAGTAAAATCAACTAAAACTTTATATTTTAAATTAGAATTAAGTATTCCTGCATCATCAATTGTTATTCCAGTAATTCTTATAGGATACAAGCCTACAAGCTCACCTTTCTTATACATCTTGTATAACCCTGATATACCATCATGTTGTCTTAAGGCCTCTATTGTCTTCCAACAGTCAATTGCACTCATATAAGGATTAGGTCTTAAAGATATTAATTCAGATAAATCATCATCTATTATTCTTTCTATTCCATCCTCTGTTTCTCTTTCTAGGTATATTGGTGTTTTACCAATTGCCTCGCTTATTATCTTAATACATGTTAAATATGTAATTTCCTTTAATGCAGAACCACTATATGATGTATAGTCTACACCAAAAGCTTTTAAAAATAATTTTTCTTCATCTGTTAACGATGTACTATTTTCTTCACTTTCTCTACGTTCTACCATTTTATTTAAAAACATAATAACTAACTCCTCGCAATACATACTGCTGCAATAATCATCTCTGCTGCTACAACATAACAACCACTATAAATATTAATCCTTAATGTTGTTAATGCTATAAGTATTAATGCAAAAAGTATCATTGCATCTGTAATTATTATTTTAAATTTATCCTTAGTTTCTTTAGTAAAGCTTATTTTTTTCAACTTTGGTCTTTTAAACTTTATTTTTCTCATAGCCTCTCCTACAATTTATCCAATTCAGCTATAGGATCATAATGAGTAATTCCATTTTCTTCAATTGCTAGTAATAATCCCATAAGCATCGCTACAATACCATCTATCTTAAATTTAGATTTCTTCTTACTGTACTTAACACCCATCATTTCATCATATACAGCTATACAATTCTTGGCCATAAAATTAAAACATTCATTCTCTGCGATAATAATTCTTTCATCTACAAGTAAATTCTCAAAATCATTTATTACTTGTGTCATTGTTTTAGTTCCCTGTCCAAGTGGAACAACATCCCACTTATCTTCTAATCTATTTATTATTGTCTGAGAACCCCACATATCGAATCCTATCTGTTCTATATCAAATGTTTCATCAATTTTATATGCATCTTCTAAGAAATGCTCAAAATTAACATATCTTCCTTCTAATGCAATTAGATCACCTTTAGATATCCAATATGAATAAGGTATATTGTCTCTATGTTCTCTCTCAACTACTGTATCTTTAGGTGTATATAGGTAAGGCACTATTATAAACCTTCCTGTAAGTTCTTCATAAAATACCAGGACAAATCCTGTAATGTCATTTTTAGAACTTAAATCTAAGCCACACCAACACTTACAACCGTTTAATTGTTCTACATCAATTTTCCTAGTGCATTTATTAAACAAATCCATGTTAATAGCACCTTTTTCATGGTCGAGTGCTACATGTTGGTTCAAAAACATTCTTCTAAACATATTCTCTTGCATTGGCATTAATCGAATTCGTTTCGCATAGCTTGCCAAATCTTCTAATTTTCTAAAAAATCCTAAAGCTGGATTAGATTTATACCATTGTGACTCATCCTCTACATCACAACCTTTATCAGCTTCATAGATTTTATAATAAAATGTTTCATCAGCCTCTTCACCAGCTTCTATTTTCTTAGCCATATTATAAAGCTGCATCTCTGGATTAGATGGATCTTCTCCTGAAGAAGCTGTTGTTATTGTAATTAGTAATGGTTCATCCCAAGCACCTTGACCAGTTCTTAACTTACCATACATCTCATCATTTTTAGCTTGATGAATCTCGTCTAGCACAGCTACATAATCATTAAATGAATCTGCATTATCTGCATCTGATGATAAAACCATCAATGTATTTTTGTTATCTCTTCTTACAATTGTCTTTGTAGAAGATGTTATCTTGCAATATTTTCTTAAAGTCTTGTTGGTCTTTATAAAATTTTCAATTGTCTTATACAATTCTCCTGCTTGTTTAGTTGTGTTGGCCGTGAGAACAAATAACGCACCAAATATACCTCTCTGACAGAAAAACAAATATACAATTATTATTCCTGCAAGGAATGACTTACCATTCTTTCTTGGAATATTAATATGAGCCTCTCTGTGTTTCCTTCTTCCATCACTTCTACGTTTTACACATAATATTTCAGTTATAATCTCAAACTGAAATTCCAACAATTCAAATATTTTACTTGTACCCTTATCATTCTTTAACTTCTTAGCAAATTTAAATATCTTCCTTGCTTCGTCTGCATCATAATAATATTTATCAGAATTCCATTTAACCTCTAGTTTCTTTATCCAGTTCTCACAGAATAATTCCTCTTTAATCATGAGATATCATATCTTCCATTTCAGGATCATATCCTTCATTCATAATAGATTCCCTCATCCTTCGTCTTGATGCAGGTGTTAAGCCGAGCTCTTTAGCCCATGCCCTCATTTCCGTTTGAGCTTTATTAGAAATACTAACTTCTGGTCTTTGCTGCACATAACCATTTTGGCCAACTTCCATCGTGTAACCATATTCAGCTAATATTTCCTCGCACCTCTTCCATTTCGCATAGTTTGTGCAATAAGCTTCTAATGCTTTTAAATCTTTATCTGTAAATTCTTTATTCTCTGCTACAAAGAGTTTTGCTAACCTTCTCCACTCTTTCTTTGCCATATCATCTAACCACTTCGGACATGGTTTTGGTTTATTTGGGTTATCCATCTGACTCCCCCCTATAGTAAATTTAGCATTTTTTCTCACACAGAGTTGGGGCGCGACTGTGGGCAACTATAAAAAAGTTTTTTCATCCCCCCTACCTTGTAAAATGAGAACGAAAATCCTTTATCCATCATGCCAACAATGCCAAATCGTTTATTATAAATTCATTATGGAACTTCATAAGCATTGCTTTAAGTTCATATTGTGTTTGTCTTTTAATGTGATTATTTTGATCATACAATTCATGTATTGTTTGATGATTGGAATAAGTTAATCCAATAACATTATCTTTAGATATTCTTAAAGAATAATCTTCTTTAAGTTCAATGATATGATGATATGTATCTGCTGCTACTATCTCTCCATATTTGTAATATGCATATATATATAAGCATAGTTGCTTATGTGCCAACATCTCTCTGAATCTTAACCATTCTTTACTATTATAAAACCTTTGTCTTATAGCCTCTTCCTGGTCTCTCATTCGCATTGCTTTATATAACATATGTCTGTTGTAATCAGCATGTCTACTACAGTACTGCTGCCCTGCATCAACTACCTTGTGACATGCTCCGTAACTACATAATTTCTTTAACATCTATCATCATCTTCCTTTATAGTGCTGTCCTAGATTTCAGACAGCACTCGGAGGTTTAAGTAACTTATCTTAACAAAATAAAAAAACAAGAGTAGACCTGTAAGGAATCGTTACCTTACAGAATTCTTCTCTTGTTTGTTTAAATTGTAGCACAAACTTTTAGGAGTTTCAATAATATTATGCCGAGTTTTGTGATATGTTTTGCAAGATTTTTATGCATTTTTTTCTTTGGTAAAATCTGCTACCTATTATTCTTCATCAATTTCAGTTATTTTTAATATCAATGGTAAGTTATATAATCCGCACTTTCCTTTTATCTCATATGTATGCACTTCATCATATTTATCACAAGCGTCCATTTTCATTAAAATAACAGCATCTTCTTTTATCTCTGGATTATTGAGTTTAACATTAAAACCTTTAGAATAATATATTGCTGAACACGTAAAATTTCTTCCTTCTTTCCATATAACTGTTTTAGATGAATCTTCAATATGTATATCATATAATATTACTTCCGATGCCATATTTTGTGTAACATTTTCTATTTCAAAATTTATCTTTGATGACTTTCCGGAATAACCACACATTTTAACTAAAAACTTAGGCATATTACTTATTAATTCACGTTCCTCAATTAGTTTTACCCTTTTATCAGCTTCTGCTTGAATAGATTTATTTTGATATAGTGTTAATGCTCCTAATATTGTAGTTCCTAAAAAAGACAATACAGCGCCATAATAAGCCAGCATATCCTTTTCATCCCATGCAACCTTAATAAATGGATATTTTTCTCCTAGCCAATACATATAATGAATCAGCACAGGTCCTATGAAAATCCCTATTATTAATAATAACAAACCTATTCTGAATGATTTTTTAAGTTCTTTATCGATTTTAATCATCATATCTTATCCTTTCGTATATTAATCTTATTCATCTTATCATATCATATATTTAAAATCCATATTTAACCTAGGTCTATTATATTTGATTTACATTATCATATACATTTCAATTTCTTTTCAATCTATTTAATTTTTTCCAAGTTTTTGGTTTTGGGCATATTTCTACTGTTTCTCCATTACTTACCTCATATCCCAGACTACAACCATATGGCTCTCCTGACAACGGATGTCCATCTGTTACTGCTGCTAAACAACCTTTACATTTTTTCTTTCTCATAATCTTCCCATTTTATACCTCTCTATTGCTAATATTTAGCATTATCTA